CCTAAATCCCTTTTCTTTTTTTTCTTTTTATCCTTCTTTGGGTCAGAAAATGCAAAGGGTGTCTGATAACCAGGAACGTTGGCCGATGTAGACGCTTCTTCAAGTTCGTCTTTTATAATTTCTCTTATGTATTCTTTGAGTTTACTTAGAGACATCCTTAAGCTCCCTAACTAATTGATAATATCTCATTAAAGCTACTACCTGATTGTCCTCAACTATTCTACCTTTCAAAAGATTACCTATTTGATTGATAGCTTCTGTTAATTTTATCTTAGTAACCTTATCATCTATCTTAGGCAAAAATGATTGGAGTTGTTTTTTGATTTGAATAGATTCTTTTTCAATAAACTCTTTCAAAGAGTTGGTGTTAGATATGTTATAGATATACTTTCTTAATAGGTCTCTTTGACTTTCAGTTAGTTTCTTATACTTTTTGTTGAATTTTTCAACCAATACTGTGTAAGTAAGTAATCTCAAGTCTTTTTCTTGCTTTTTGTAGTTTTCTAAGACTTTTTTGTCTTTCTTCTTTACAGAAATTGACTTTTTAGTGATATTTTCTATAATAGTAAACCTACTTTCGGTTTCTTCTTTAGGGTCTTGTGTGTAAACTGACTCAAATAGTTTGTATATTGAAGCATATACTTTGTAATTTGGAATTCTTGCATTAAAAAAGTCATTTACATCGTAATTATTTTTAATTTCTTTGACAAGATTATACTTTTCGTTTTTTAATTGTTTTTTATTAATACCTTTGTATGCCTTTACAACGGCTTCTATAAGGTGATTAGCCTTACTATCATTACTGTACTTTTCAGTATTTAAAATTTTATATAGTTCATATTCTTTACCAAGTTGCGATTTTGGTGAAAAATATTTCTTTAACATACTTACAGCTTCTCCCTCTTTATCATTAAGTACATCAGCTGTAATTTGTCTTGTTAATAGCTCAAAAAGAATAGCAGTATTCTTTATTTTTGAGTGCTTTATTTTATTACTCATTTACGAACTCCAATCGTTTTTGTATAGTACTTCATATATAAATATAAGTGTCATCAATTTTTATTAGTAATAAGAGAGTTTACTTCAGATTTATACTCCTCTTCAACCTCACTACTCTCACTTAATAATGATTTTCCCGTACTCCCTAAATGTTTTAATACATTTTCATACTTTGATAATGATTGTGTGCTGTAGGCTTTCTTCATATCGTGTGATCCTAACGGATCTCTACCCCTAGCACCACTATCTTTACTATACTTATTTGCTTCTTTAGGTCTTCCTGCACCTTCAAAACCACCTTCAGGTGAACCACCCTCATCATCTAGTTCATGACCACTTCTTCCCATAGCTAAATCAGATGGTGTACCTTGTGATTGTCCACTTTTTGCAGGGTCATTACCTTCAGACTCAATCTGTTGTCTTCTGAATTTAGTCTTATAGTCAAATACTATTTGTTCATCCATTTGTTTTATGTCTTCATCTGAGAATTTAAATACATTCTTATAAACCCATTCAGATGATACTAATCCATCTCTTAACATAGAATCTGCGAGAGATGTTTTATTGTTCCACAATTCTATCTTTTCCTGCTCATATATTGTTGATGGATTGGTTAGGTTTAGTTCGAAGTTGACTAAGTCCTGGTCTCTAAATCCCTGTGCATACAAATGAACTACAGCTATTTTTGATAATTCACTCGTTACAATTCTTTGTATTCTTTCAATTGTTCTGGCAAATCTTACATCCTCTGCGGCTAATGTAGCTTTAGAACCCAAACCTTCTTCATATCCCAAAAATGCTTTAGGTACATGTAATGAAGCCAACAACTTATTTTTTAAATATTCAATGTCATCAACAGCTTCGTAAGTAAGTCCTTGTAAGGTATCTATATTTGTTCCACTATCTCCACCACGAACAGGTAGGAAGAAATCCTCTGTAAGATTCTGTATGTTATATCTAAGATTGTACTCACCAGTCTTCTCATCCATTACAGGTGCTTTCTTCATTTTCGTCATAGCCTGTTGCATAAAGTTGTCAACCTCTGCTGGTGGTATGTTACCAATATCTAATTTAAATACTCTTTTCTCAGGTGCTCTCATTATCCTATGTATCAACATAGCATCTTCCATTAGACTCATTTGTTTCCATACCTTTCTACCACCCTCTAAAATAGAACGACCATAAGGAACATAGTTGGAATCAGATAGTAATCTAAAGTGTGCTATCTCATAATTTTCGAACATAGTGATTTCTCTATCCCTCTTGGTATGTCTTGCACCGTGACTTCCACCGGCTGACTGTGGGATGTATTCGAACTGAACCAAATTAGGATTTTCAGGATCATGTCCTTCATATCTAGCGGTATCATATGGTGATAAAGGCATAACATTTGTTACACCATATTTTTCATTGACTTCTAATTTGAGAAAGAAGTCGCCATACTTGTTCATATTACGAATCCATGGCCAAAGATTAAACTCTATGTTTATGATATCATAAAAAAGGTTATGTAATATATCATGTATATTATCATTTGTCGTATTGATGGAAAGAACTTTACCATACTCGTTCTTCATAGTAGACTCGTCAGAATAAATATCTAGTGCAGATGCAATAATCGCATCCGAATCCATAGATTCATAATCTCTAAACAAACCTAATCTTAGTTGTTGAACTTGTAACAGTTCATTATATCCATAACTTTGCATGTTCGAATATAGTTTTTGGTATCTATCCACCAAACTGTTTTTAGCTACTGATTGTAGCTTTCCTGTGTCTACAACTTTTAATTTTCTTCCACCAACGTTTCTAACTATAGCGTTAGTAGAAAATAATCTTTTTAATCTTCCTAAAAATGTTGTATCAGCCATAATTTATTCCTTATCCTAATAGCCAGTCTATTCTTTCTTTTTCACCATTCGGACCCACTTCCATTTCCCAAGTGTCTTTCTTTTCCGTTGGTGTCTGAGGTAACATCTGTGTTGCTAAACCACTAAGTGCTTTTTTCTGTAAGTCGATACCTTCTTGTTTCAATCTTAATGCAGTATCCCTTACCCAAAGACAGATAGCAAAACTCATAACTAAATCGTCATTATACCCCTGCATAGCTTCGGCTTTATTGTTATTATATATAAATACAAAAAGTTCATCAATTAATCGATTTGAACGAACAATTACTGACTTTTCTCTAAAATATTCCTCTAATTTAGCGATTACTAAAGGTCTTGTTTTCATTGTCATAGAGAAACCAGGCACCATATTTCTATCTTGAGTTCTGTATCTATTATTTATTTGTTTTTCTATATCTACATACTGTAAATCTTTACTGGTGTAAAATAGGTTCTCATATCCCCTATCAATTACCTGTTGTATTGCAGCCCATCCAATGTTATTATTTTCAATAACAAGTAAAGCATTATTATATTCACCTGCAACATTAACCAACATATTACCAAAATCTTTTGTTGACAACTTACCCTTATACTCTGCTACTTGTTCCATAGTTTCAATATCCATAACGTGAAAAGCAGAATAGTCTGAACCATCTCCTCTACTAACATCAGCAGATACTATATAGTCTTTTGTATAATTAGCAGGTTGCCATACCCAAAAATTACTATCAATTCCTCTTTTCTCTAAAGGATTATTAGTATGTGTCTGTTTGTATTCTTCTAATATCACACCATCAACTACGGTTTGTCCTGAAGTTATAAAATCACAATCACACTCTTGTGCAGCTAATGAAGGTCCTAGTAGTTTATCCTGTTCACCTCTCCACTCATCATTTCTTTCAGGATGTAAATTCCAATGCAATCTAATGAAGTTCCAATCATTAGTTCCATCTTCTGCACCTACCCAAGTCTTGTGAAACCAATTACCTACACCATTCGGAGTGGATAATGCTATACATTGCCCACCAGTAGATAATGTCTGTGAAGCAGCTGCCCATATCGGTTCAATCTTATCAATAAAAGCGGCCTCATCCAATATTAATAATGAAAGAGCCTCAGAACGACCAGAATCTTCTCCGCTTGAGACCGCTTTAATTTGTGAACCATTTTTGTATCTTAAAGATAGTTTGTTATCCTCAACACAATTCTGTTTCAACCAAGAGGGTAGATTAGCGTGCATCACTCTTACTTTCGTCACTAAATTTTTTGCAGTATCTTGTTTAGTAGCAATTACCAATATATTTTTATCTTGCCCGAATGTCATCATCCATAGCGAATATCCAGCAGTCAACGTTGACAATCCTAACTGACGAGCTTTTAATATGATGTTAAACCTATGATCCTCGAAAGTTTGTAATGATTTTTCTTGAAAATCCCAAAGATGAAAAGGAACTTTACCCTTCATAGGGTGCTGGACTACGCAATACTTTTTCAAAAAGTAAGCAGGATCTTTTGCACACTTTACATACTCTTTCTTGATTACCTCTTTTAGTGGAGCTGGTTTCATTACATCTTTCCTAAGATAAATCCAATGCCTAACCAGAGATATTGATTTTCATACCACTTTGGTTGAAGTGTTTTTATAAGTTCTCCATTGGTTTTATCACGTTCTTTTAACAAAGTAATCTGTTTACTTTTAGCCTCAGATAAAACAGATTCTACTTTCGAATACTCTTCTAATTCAGAAATTAATTTTTCACTATCTGCAATAGTAACTTTTTGAGATTCTA